GTTTTATTTTTTTTATTTCGCTTTGTTTTTTTGACCATTATAAAATATAAATAGATAATTTATTTTATATTTATATTTTACGCTTTATATTTTTTCTAATACTTCTAATACTTATAATACTTCTAATACTTCTAATATTTTATGAATTATATGCGTCGTTGTTTCCATAAAAATACCAACGAAGAGATAAATAATCCGGATTAATCATACTCATAGCAGAAGAACCTTGCATCTTTGTATTTGGACCCTTTTTGACCATATTTTGAATAGCCATTGTTCCCAGTGAATAATTATAATACCATAAATTAGAAATATATCCATCAAATCCACCATTCATAGCAACATAAACATTACCATAATTCTGTTTAGGTACGCCTAATAATTTAATACTTTTTGTAATAATTCCATTAATATAGACATCTACTGTTGTATTCTTACATCTAATAATCACATTTACCCATTTGTTTAATGGAATATCTGGAATCAATATTTCCTCATTAATTACGTCATAAGTATTCATAATAATTGTCAGTTCATTCCTATTTGGTGAAATATACATTCCTGGAGCATTATTTGGATAGTTCAATCCCATACTATCTATTGTATCGTTGCCTTTATGAAAAATATGTTGATATTTATTATCTGGAGTACCTAAATCATTAATAAAAATCCAAATTGACCACGTAAATTCTATTCCATCTGGTCCATTTACAGAACGATTGATTGTTTTTGAATCTGTAGTACTAGGATCTTGATAAATAACTTTCATCTGTTTAGCATCAATCATTCCATCAATTAAATGAGGAGAATCCGATGAAGTTAATGCCCAACCTAAAACAGTTATAGATAATTGTAAAACTATAACAAAAATAAAAATCATAAAAAATAAAAATGATATTTTTGCTACTAAACTATTTGAATTCATAAATTCAGAAAATCCATTAACGCTTGGTAATATTGAACTTGTTGTATCGGACCCATAATCAGAACTATTCATATATATATTACAAAAGAAAAATGTAAAAGGTGTAAACTATTGCTCTAAATTGTCACACTACTATTTTCTGTTCCATTTTCAACAACAGATACTTTAACTTGATATTTACCAAATACATTACTCAACATATTAGAACCATAACCTTTTTGATAAATATTCCAAGCATCTTGTGGATTCAATGAATCTGGATAATATTGAAAACTAGATGTCCAACCAGCAAATCCACCGTTTGGAGTAACATAAATATTTGCGTCATTATTAATTTTGGCAATACCTGGCAAAACATCTGTTTTTATTAATTTGCCATCTAAATAAACATCTAATGTTCTACCATATACGCTAATTATTAGATTTACCCATTTTTGAATAGGAATGTTTGGAACAGCACAATTATGTGGAATCACGCTAGATGTTCCTGTAGAATTTGATACAGAATCCAAATCTGAATAAACTGTTAATTTAATATCTATGTTATTTGAAACAGGCCCTAAAACAACTACAGGACAAGCATCTGAATATCCATCGCCGCCACAATTAGACCCAGTGGAGTCTTTTGCTGTAACACTATCAGGACAACAACCATATTGTGTACTAGAACAACCGCCCATATTACAATTTGAACCAGTTGAATCAGCTTTGGCGGTAATATTATCAGGACAACATCCATATTGTGTGCCAGCGCAACCTCCAACACTTCCAGAAGAAGCTGATTTAGGTGGAGCCATTCTACCATAAATTATTTTAGGCTCTCCATAACGATAATTCCAATCATTTATATAAAACCAAATTGAATATGCGAAATTGCTTGAACCAACACCACTAGAACTTTGTGCTAAACTGCTAGCATTTACAGTAGTCATTGAAGTGCCTGAAGTTAAACCAGATAAAGTGTTTGCGTCCTTAGTAATATATCTGATAGTAATATATAACAGAATAATAATAACAATTATAAAGAATACTGTACGTAGATTCATAATATAATATAATGTTAGAAATAAAGTTGATTATTTATGAATAAAACTAAAATAAAACTAAAACTAAAATAAAACTAAAATAAATAATTATTTTAAATCATATGCAATATCTTCTTTATGATTATTATTTACTGGTGGAGTATTTCCTTTCAAAAAATTATATATATTATTAATTTGTTGTATATTTAAACTTTTATTAAAATAATTTACACTACATATTCCTCCTTGTATTCCATTTTTAGAACCAACAACCAAATTATCATAACTCATGTATGGAACAACTTCTATAATTGATTTTACTAATTCTCCATTGTAAAATATATCTAAAGTACCACCAGTATAATTAATAATAATATTATTCCACTTTTGTAACAAAATATCTTTTTTTACATAAAGAATTCTATTTCCATTGTCATCTAATTCAAAAGGCGTGCTTACTGTATTTGGTATTGAATTCAACATTGTAATCATTAATGTATTATCGGTACCTTTATATAACACATTGGGTTTATTACCATAATTTAATATTGAAGTATATTTACTATAAGCATTGCTAGTACTCGGGCTAGCTGAATCAATATATACCCAAAATGAAATAGCATAAGTATAATCAAATATATCTTGTAACTCTTTTGATGATGTTTGGTCATTGTTTAAATCTTGATAAGATGCTAATGTTTTTTCTTCGTTAATAAATACTGGTTGGTTTAATAATAATTTACCTCCTTGTTTTGAAAAACTATTTGACGCATACGGATATGCGAAATATATTACATTCAATATTATAGCTGCGCCTAATAAAATAAAATCTGTTGTAGATGGATTAAACATTCCGATACTTTTGCCTGTTTTAGAAGAGGCTGTAGATGGCGAACCTAAACCAGTTATTTTTACAAAATTATCAATTAAATTTACGAACAAACAAGGAATATAAAATATAGAATTTATAATTAATTGATATAGAGGAGTATTTTTATAAAACGCGCTATAACTAATTATTTTATAAACAATTGCTGCCAAAATAATAATTAAAATTATATTTAAAAACATTTTGGCGTAACCACCAGTAGATTTATCATCGCTATTCGCAAACGCAATTAACTGCGTTAAGTAATTAGATAAAAATATCATACAACAAATGAAAAAGGCAAGACCTAAAAAGTATTTTAATACAGTTAAAATTTTAGTTTGATTTGTAATAAAATTTTTAAAATCAGTTGAATTAGCACCAACTACGTTGCTCTTAGAGTTACTGGCAGAATAAAAGAATAACATTAGATATAAAATTCCAAAAATACATGTAGTAAATAATAAAATATAAATTGGCAAGGATATATAATCCATAACATATCCTCCTGGATTATAACTATATAAGTAATAAGAAATAATAAATAAACATATCAATACTATACAGTTTTGAACAATGTTAAATCTAAAATCCAGAAAACTATAATTTATATTCATATTTTTATAAATCATGTAAAAAGTAGCAATTATTAATATTATAACAAAGACAGATGGATATTGAGAAACAATTTTAAAAGGGTCGTTCACAAACATATAACAAACAAAAATAACGTAAAGAATTAGTAATATTAGGTTAATAATAGATGGTAAATTGAGAGATAAACTTCCTAATAAAGTACGACTCGCCTGTTGTGGATTCATTTGTTGTATATTCATAGGTATTTCTAGATTAGGTTTATTTATCGAAGCACTCATAATATAGAATATATATTATATTGTTATAAAATATATATTGTGTATATTGTATATTATATATCTGTTACATATTTTCCATTGCTGTTTTCTCTCCATGACAGTTTCTACATAATGCTATTAGATTATTAACTTCATTACTTCCCCCATATTCAAGACGAGTTTTGTGGTCTATTTCAAATGTATGATTTAATTGCGATCTACATTTTCCACATTTCCAATCTTGACTAGAAGCTACATATTTTTTCTTTGTTTCACTTACAGATCGTTTTGTTGGTTTTCCAAATCCTTCTTGAGTCATACTTCTCTCAAAATTATTTTGAGCAAAATTAGGATTCAATGAATTATTTAAACTTGACATGAATCCTGCGCCATTTGAACCAGCATTAGTAAAATCAATAATAGGGCTTAACATATCCATAGATGATTTATCAATAGGCATATATTTTACAGCGTTGTTTGCGTACAATAATAATTTTTTACATTGTAAAGGATCTCTCTTAATAAGAAGATAGAGAGAAATACCTAGAAGAGCCATAAATCCCATTTGAAAATATTTTTTATAAGAAAAAAACATTTTAGTATATTTCCCATCATGATACGCATTATATATTAAGAATGCTGTTATTCCTAAAATAAATAATTCAAGTTTCATATAATATATATCTACTTAAAATTATTTGCGATGACGTCTTCTTGTTTTTCTTAATTTTCTAGATTTTCTAGATTTTCTTATTTTTCTTATTTTTCTTATTTTTCTAGATCTACCACCTTGCGTTAAATTATTCATTGCTACATTTAATTCTGTTCGCATATTATTTAATTGTTCATTTATTACAGCACTTGGTTCTCTATTTTCAATATTATTTTTGTCATAATTTG